ACCTTTGATAATATTTCTCTGCTCTTGCCCTTCAACCCTGAACCATTTGTCTTCAAAGGCACCGCCGTCTTCACTGAGCGCAATATCTAAATGAATCTGAGCAAAGAACAATTGACCCCGCGCCAGCCCTTCCATAGCAGTGCAATACAACTTTGGAATCGTAAACACAAGTACAACAAAGTCAGCTTCGCTGTCGTTTATTGCACGGGTTATTTGCCCCGTACCATAATCGCGTTTTACGACCTGATTCTCGGCGTTAAGCTCTTCAGAATAATTACTGCCAAGCTGCTCGTTAACATCAATAATTGTTGTCTGAACATCGCTCAACATAGAGCTTTCGTCAAAACGTTTTTGGTTTTGAGTTCCCTTTCTTTCCGTAAATACAACCGTTTGATCTACAAATTGTCTTCCTGTAATTAAAGTTTCATTCAGCAAAACGCTTTTTTTGTGCTCAGCAAGCCCTTCAATTGGACCCTCGCAAATTGCGTCAATTATTTTAAGGTTGGTCTTTGAGTTGAGAGCCATAGTTTTTTAAATCAGGTTGTAGCCGAAGCCTTGAACTTTGAGCTTTGTCCTTTCACTGGCCCCAACGTCAATAATTTCAACGTCAAGTTTAATTTGCTTTCCATCCTCAATTTTAGGGATTTCGAGCCTATGGCCAAAGCTAAATTCTTCGGTTTCGTTGACTAATCCTTGCAATGTGCCGCGAGCAACCGCCGCTTCAATGTCCTCTCCACTTACAGAGACAGTCAATTTCATTTCGTAAGTAATAAAACCATCAATTTTTGTCGTGCCTGGCGCTCCAGCATTATCGTACAAGCCTCGGATAACTTCAAAAAGTACATCAATCTTTTTCCTTTTACTTCTACTTTTTTTATAGTCAAGGCCGCGAGCAAAAATTATTTCTCCAGGCCGCAATAATTTATCACTACTAAAATCGCCAAAGGTTTCTTCAATCCTTATCCTTTTGTTTTCATTGCTGCTGTGTACGTCTCTTACACCTAACTTGGTTTGCAAGCCACCCAACGATTCAAACCTTCTTGTAAGTTTTTGCCCGTTGATCGTTACAGTGTTTAATCCTGGTGTTTGCGTAGCCATTAACAGCGGATCGGAAGCATCAGAGACTTCTAAATTTGCTGCTAATAAATGACTTCCAGTTATTACTCGGCCATAGACGACAGGTAATGTTGCACCTGTTCCGACTGTGTTTGCAGGCCCGGTAAACGCATAAGACTGAATACCTGAAGCGCCTCTCGTAATTCCACTTGGCCCTTCGCCTCTTACACGAGTGCCCTGCCCTTTAATTCTGTTAGCACCAGAATTAGGAAGTTGCGGCTGTGGCGAAATAAGACTTGCCGTTCCAGAAAGAATCAAACTTGCGCCGACTGCGCTCAATGCTGTGCCGATTGTTGTTGCGGTCAAAACAGCAGTAGTTGAGATACCGGCTACGCCCGCTGCCCCAGCGCCAAACGCGCCAACTGCCCCAAATAGGCCAGCACCTGGCAGCAAAAACGAAGCCGCAACCAAGCCAACGCCAACCAAAATTTGTCCTAAGGGGGAGTCCCCACCGCCAGAGCCCATAATTACAGGCACCACCAACAAAGGCTTGCTGCCAAACGGTAATTGCAACTCGTCATACCCCATCGCCGCACCGCCTTGAATCACCTTGTATCCAACGCCGTTTTGGTGCGCTTCAATCAACTCACCTTTTAACGCTGGATAGTTGATGCAAAGAAGCTTGATTGCATCAGCAGGTGTTTGAAGGTTGTAATACTCGTGCTGCTGGCCATACTTCTCGCCTAGCTCACCCGCCAACAGAACTAGCTGCATGGCGAAAAACTGCCGCAACGCTTTGCCTATAGTAACGCCCTAAAGGCTCTAAAGCACTGATGCTATTCATTCGCTGGTGCAAAATTTTATCGTCTCCCACATAAATCGCTGCGTGCATTGGATTTCTAGTGCCAAGTCGCATGATCAAAACATCATGCTCACGCCGCTCATCAAAAGGCACCGGCTCAAAGCCAATAGCTCGTGCATGTTTGAAAAAGATGCTGTGGGTACGCTCCAGCGACTCAGGGCGCGGGAAATCTGGCAAGTCAATTCCAAGCAACCCGTAATACTCGCGAAGCAAGCTGTAGCAATCAGTCTTGCCGTAATCCCATTGACGGCCTAGCAAGGCTCGATAGTTAACCATTGATCATCTGGTACAGAGTAAACGTACCAAGGAATCTTGGTTTGGGTGCAGGCTTTTCGATCTTGCTCGCTTACAGGTGTGCCTGCTGGATGTGAATGCACTACGGCTTCAATCGTTCCAGCAAACATTGCACGGGCATAGTCAGCAGGATTGATTGCAAAATCTGTACTGGGGTCTAGCGCAATGTTTCGACAAGGGAAATAACGTCCATTGACAACTAAACCACAAGCTTCGTTTGGGTAAGCAGTCTTAGCGTGCTTTACCGCGTTAAGCCTGAAGTCTTGCCCCATAGAACCCACCGAAAGGAAGAGTGTCTGCCCTGCCAAATCTTGCCTGACAACTAGACACGCGTTTGCCACAAATATCGTTAGTGACAACACCGTTTATTATTACCTTTTCTGAGTCTGGAAGAACCGAATCGTTAACAGTGAAGCAAGATCTTCCTTTGTACCCACATTCATGGCCTCGATACTTCCACGGGCAAAACTCTTCGATTGTTCGCCGGGGTAGCCCAACATTAACAAGGTCAATCTTTGGTGCTAGCTCAAACTCAACAAGTTGCGGGTTTTCAGCTGACACACGATCGATGTACCAAGTTTCGACCATCTTTGCATTAGGGTCGGAAGTATCGTTAAAGGTTTGCGCGATCAAAGGATCATTGTTTTCTGTTACCAGAAAATCTTCAATATCTTCTTCTGGAGCAAACGGAACTTGCTGATTATAGTTTACTGTATCAATAAATTTGGCAAATGTGCGGATCCTTTGGACCTTAGCCGCTAGAGGATTATACAAAAGTATTAACGCCGTAATAGCATTGTTGACGTTGGCTACTTTTAACCTAGGGCGAGGTAATGTTCCGTTTGACGCAAACTCAAACCCATCAACTTCGACAGGCACTGCGGGATAAGAGTTGCCGTCAAATTTAATCTCTTCAGTTAATCCATTCTTTCCGGGGTGATACCTTATTATGGCGTCAGTACCGTTTACTGCTGTCGTTAACACAATCTCATAAAGATCAATAACTGCTGTTGGGGCAAGGCGAAGTAGCTCTTCGGCTAATGGCTCAAACGCTTCCCAAGTACACGTTCCATCAACTAACGTCTGCGTAATTTTGAACGGAAAAGCAGGCTCGTCGTACTCAAACTCCGAGTAAGTATCAAGGGTGTCTGTCGTCCCAGCAACAATGCACTTAAACGCAAGCGTGTTGCCCCTGTTGGGGTTGGCACGGACAACGTCGCCAAACGCATAAGCTTTTGCAGCTTCCCATTTATGTAGGTCGTACCGATAAGCCATTAGGTTTCAAATACCTGGACAAAGGTAGCGTTGATTTCAGCTCGATCAACGAAGGAAATTGTCTTTGTCCATTCCTGGCAGACAAATTTACTACTGGCTGCCTCGCCTGGTGGTGTGTAGCTAAAGCTTTCGACGCCACCACGCGCATCTAGGAATGCTTCGATCGTGTCGGCTTCCGTCTCAGATATGCGAAACGTCAGGTTATAGATCTTGGGATTTTGGTTAATGCCAAACGTTGCTCGCTGGCTATAACCACTCCCAAACTGAATTGAACGCACATTTGGTGCGCTTTGCTTTGTCATCCCTGGTGCGGGATCAAAATCGGGGAAGGTACTCATTAGCTAGACAATAATCCTCCAGGCCGTTGTTGCTTGATCAATTCTGCCTGCACAGCCGCTCCAATCAACCCTCCGAGCTGTTTACCGGCACCACTGTCGCCTGAAGCAGAACTGCCTTTGGCGTCAACGTTAACGACAACGTTTGTGCTGCTGACTCCGCTGCCACCGCTGCTAGCACCAAGCTTGTTGTTTGGGATGATTGTGCCAGAAGAGTTTGGAACGAATAGCTCAGGGCCTTTCTCTCCAACCATGTAAGGAGAACCTTCCGAAACAGGACCGCCTTTAGCCATCCCGGGAAGAGCGGGCGCACCGCCAAAGAAGCTCAATCCAATTTTCAGTGCTTGCATCTTGATTTGAGCTGCAATAATCTCTACAGCCATATCCAAGAAGTGATCTGCTGTTCTTTGGAACAGATTCGCTAACGCTTCACGGGCGCTCATACTTCCGTCAATAATTCCTTTAAACGATTCAGAGAACGCATCCCCAATCGTGGTTGACAACTCAATTATTTGGTTAGTTGGGTCAAGTAAATCATTTAATCCGCCCTGGATTACAGCGATTTGATCTCTAATTCTTTCTTCAGGCGTTTTGCCCTCACCAGGCCCTTTGCCGGCTTCGCCTTTTATAGCTGCTTGTTGCTTTTTAAGAATATCAAGCTGTTCTTCTAGGGCAGTGGTGTTAGCGCCATTCGCTTTAGCTCGAAGAATATCAGTTTCTACCAACTGAATCGCTTCAGTTTTTTGTTTTAAGAGTAAACTAACCTGCTTGTTAAATTCAGTAATTCTTTTTGCCTCAGCAGGCAGCATTCCCTCCATTACCAGACGGTTATATTCTCTTGAAGCGGTAAGGTTTGCTTCTTGACTATCTCGAATTTGTTTTAGTGGAGCGACTGCATCTCTAAGAGCTTTTGCACGTTTCTGCTCTTGGTCAAACTCAAGCTTTGCTAAAGCGGCTGTTTTAATTTGATTAGCCGTATCTCTTTGACTATCTGCATAATCCTGGTCTTTAAGTGCAGAAATTTTGCGTAAAGTATTTTCATATTGCACTTGAATTGCATACCGCTTCCCTTCTTCCGTACCAGCAAGTTGGATTTGCTTTAATTGCTGCTGCAAAGAAATCGTCACGGCATCTGCTGCTCGCAGATTTCTGGCAGACTCGGCGTTGGCTCTTTTTGCATCTCTATCTGCTTTTTCAGATAAAGTTTTAGCCTTACGTGCTGCAGCGTTGTCAAACTGTTCTTGCTGTTTATTTCTTGTTTGACGCAATTTATCGTTAGCGTTTCTAGCTCTTTGGAAAGCGAGGGCTTCTTTGTCCCGTGCTCCCTCTGCCTTTTTAAGATCCAAAACTAATTCAGCGCCTATTACGTCTTGAGCCGCTATAAAAGCTTTTTCGTTTAATAAATCATTTCCTGCCTGAATTACAGAATTTTGTTTTTGAAGAATAATAAGCTCTTCAGCTGAGGTTTTAATTTTGGTTTTTCCTGATTTATCCTTTTTGTTTTGCCTAAGAGGGTCAAGAGCTGCAAGCTCTGGGGTCGCTTTTGCCACAATATCTCTAGACATTTCCTCAAGAAGAAAGTCTTTAAAGTCTTTATCTCCTCCAAAGAGAAAACCTGCGCTAGCCCTT